TTACTGCTTCTACTATTCTTTTTTCTATATCTGTCTTTTGAGCAGTTAAGACTTTTACATCTATAACTACTGCTCTATTATTATCGTAACTGATGGTCTTTCCATCTTTTGTTTTAAATGTTTCCATTATACTTCCACCCATGCACTTAAATTAGTTAGAACATCATCTGCCCATGTGAGTGTTTTGACGTAAGTCGTACCGTCTAGTACCTTAGTTAAAGTAGTCAGGTTTCCATCTGTATAAGCTAAAGCAACGGCTACATCGCCGTCTAAAAAATCGTTCACAGTCTTAGTGATTAACGCTCCTTGTGAGCCAACTTGTTCTACAGAAACTCCTCTGGTATGAACGTCCCTATCGATTATTTTGATTATTTTGTCTTCGGGAATTGCCATTTTTCAAGCACTTAATTTAACATTTCTTCCCTCATATCTAGCTTACTCTCTCTTCTTTTAAGTAATAGTTCTTTGATATCTAATTGTTCTTTTAAGTCAGCGAGTCCTTTTGCAGTCTCTTCTGTAAGGGCTATTCTACTCTCCATTTCGTCTGTTTCAGTAGCGTTCAATTCTTTTAACTCCTTGTTCTCTTTAATCAATTCTTCTTTCTCTATACCAAAGTTCTTTATCTCTTCTGCTAATTCGCCTCTGACTGCTTCAGACTTTCCTATATCACCACTTAAAGTATGGGCTATCTGAGTATCTACCTCAAGACCCTTTTTAAGCTTACTTCTTGATATAGACAAGGCTCTCTTAGCTTCTTTAAGGACTTTGATTTCCTCAAGTAGTATAGACTTAGCACCTTCAAGCAGGGTATTACCCTTTTCGTAGGCTTCGTTCTGACTCTTAAGCTCAGCAACTAGAATCGACCTCTTTTTAACTTCTTCAGCTAAATTGTCAAACTTAACTATCTCTTCTTGCGTACTCATAATTTTTAATTATTAAATTATTGTAAATAAACTGACATAGTAGTACTACCAGAAGCGTCAGAAACACCCAATGAACTGACTATTATGTCCTCTGCACTAAATGGTGTTGTTGCTCCTATAGTAATAACGTCTCCTCCGTTGATTTTTATGTACCCTGCACCAGAGCAAGTAACCTTTATCTTATGAGGTTTTCTTACTTGGGTTGGATTTGAATCGTATGTGAACGGAGTAAACAAAGCAGCAAAAGCTGTTATGGTTGTTATGTCTGTTCCAGCAGAAGTTCCTGCTTTATTTATTGTTCCAGACTTCCATGAATACACTGGAGATTGCTTAGCGTTACCATCTTCGTTATGTAAAATCATTGTATTAAAATACAAAATTAAATAAGCTATTTTTACTTAGTTTCATATTACAAGTTTATTCACTAGATTACAAATCTATATAACTAGATTACAAATGTTAGGCATTTTTTACCTCGGCTACATCTTCAAGTGACATTAACTGTGCTGCTGAGAATTCTATGTTGTTTGGTAATACTATTTTTCTGTCTAAACTGTACTCTTCCTTTATAGCTAACAACTCGTTAAGTTCTTTAAAAGCCTTCTTCTGGTTTTCTTTCTTAATCTCAATAGTCCCATCTTTCTTCTCGTTTCCGTACTTTTTAAAAATGGATATCTTAACGCCTTGATAAACGTCTTCTTTTTCTTTTAACTCCTTAACAAACTTCATTAGTCTGTAAGCTTCCTTGATGGGTAAAGGCAATACAACTAACGCATTCAACGCCTCTACTTTACCACCCTCAAATATACTGTTTCCTATTTTCATATCATTACCCGAATAAATTTATATGTTGGGGGTAGTTCGGGCTACCCCCATGAAATTACTCTCCCGAAGAGTCTTACCTTAACTAAGTACCTGTTGGTGTGTCGTGTAGGGTTACATAACCGTCTGTACCGTTAAAGGCACATCTTATATAAGCTACATCGGTTGTACCTTCAGTTGTATTAGTACTATTAACTGAGTTACCTGCACCTTCTGTACATTCAAAATTGATGAATGGTTCTGATACGTCTCCTTGAACCATGGTCACAATTAATCCTGCTCCAGTTGTACTTGTCTGCTCCAATCTTAACACAGATGAGTCAGCATTGTTACTTGCTGGCACTGAGACTATTTCCAAAGTAGCTTTATCAGCTGCTAGGATTGCTCCTGAAGTGAAGTATACTGCTGAGTTAGCAACTGGGTCTGCATCTATATGCAATCCAATTACTTTCTTTCCACCTGCATCAATCTTAACACCAATATTTTCATGAGTATCAGTGATTCCTACAAAGTCGAACTCTGCGTATATTGCTCCACTTGCTGGTGTACCTGCTGTTTCAACCCTGATTGTATTTCCACCCGTAGCCAAAGCTCCGTCTGATGAAACTACTAGGACTGCATTATCATTTGTTAATGCTCCTCCACCATTGATTGTTACAACGTCACTTGCTGTTGGGTCTGCGTCTATATACATTGCTGTTAGTGCTTTACCTGCACCTACAAACTCTATACCTATAGCTGCTGCATCTGGAGTTCCAGTTGGTGCAATCCTTAATAGATTACCACCACTTGCTACTGCTCCACCTGCGTCAATAGAAAGTACTGCTGTATCAGAAGCTATAACTCCACCTGCATTATCAAGTGTGAGTAATGTTCCTGTACCATTCACAGAACTTATTGTTGAAGCGTCAGTGTCTGTTATGACTAAATCACCTGCAGTCATTGTTAATGCTGTTGTTCCAGCTGCTGCTCCTGTGATTACTGTTGCTCCTCCGTCTCCTACTGTAAAGTCTGAAGCGTTGTCGTCGTTACAGTTGATATAAAATCCTCCGCTTAACGTACCACCTCCATTATCTAAGTAAAGCATATCTCCTGAAGTTAATGCGTCTGCAGTAACTGCAAGTACTGTACCTGTAGTAGCTGAACCAGCAATAATTGTTAGTCCTCCTGCACCTCCTGCTGCTACTCCTGCTGTAGTCATTGTAGAAGTGAGTTTAATACCACTACCTGATGTTGTAACTCCGTCTACAACGGCTAGTTCACCACCACGTATGTTTAAGTCTCCATCTTCTAGGTCTAAGTCTCCAGTTGTAACATCAATTGCTGCTGTACCTTCTGCTGTACCTTTAGCTGAGACTACTGAACCGTCGTCTCGAACTGCAAACACTTCTGTTCCATCTGCAACAACTGAAATCGCTGCTCCTGCTGCTGTCATTGTAGCTGCTGCTACTGTAACCTTTAGTGCGTCACCAGTAGTAATTGTTGAGCCATCAATGTGTACACCACTACCAGTTGTTACCTTAGTTGTAAGCAACATGGTCGTGTCTCCTGCATCTTGAGTAGTATCAACTGTTAAGACGTTTGCTGCATCACCATTCTCTCGAATGAGAAGCATCTCTGCATTGTCCCCGTCAAGAATCATAACTCCTTGTCCTGTGTATGCTCCTGTAGCAGTAATTTCTTCTAAAGCTGCAACGTCAGAAACTGTTAGTGTTCCTGTAATGTCTGCATTACCTGAACTCATGGTAAAGTTTCCACTTGTCATTGTAAGTGCTCCACTCGTTAGTGTTAATGCACCATCATCTACTGTAACTGCACCTTTGGTAATCTTTATAGCATCGTCACCATTTGCGTTCATTGTAATATACGCACCTACTGGTGTCGTTGCTGACTCAGTTCCCATTACAAGTCTGAGTAGTCTTACACTACCAGTTGTACTGTGAGCTCCAGTTGAATTAACGTATGCTACATCTGCACTGTCAGAACCTGCTACTACACCACTTTTTGTAATGAGTAGTCCGCCAGCTGTGTCTGTTCCTGTATCAGTTAATGTAACAGCACCTGCGTCAACTGCAATTGTAGCACCTCCGTTGTAAGCAGCGTCTAAACTGCCTGCAGCTGTACCGTCAATGTTTGACCAGCCTGAATCTTGATAAACTCTATATTTACCAAGTGCGGTGTCGTAGTAAGTGTCTCCCACTGTTGGGCTGGACGGAGCGGTTGCTATGCTAGGAACTCTAAGGGCTCCACTGCCTGACATACGTATTCCGTCATCACCTACTTCTACACCTGAAAAATTTGTAAAAGCCATTTTTCTATAAGTTAAATTTATATTCCTCTATCATCAAACGATTAAAATCACTTGATTTCCTCCTATAACCCTAGGGTCAACAGAATATTAGGGAGTTCCTTACGGGAACCACTCGATTAGTTTGATTTATAAAGTACCTAATAACTTCTTAACTCGAGTAAACTGAACCATCTCCTGCACTTCTCCATGCATTTCTCCAATCTAACCATCCTGAAGCGGCTCTAAAGTCCATCTTCCAGTAGGTTATTTCGTTCTTTGCACCGACTGATTCGTGAAGTTTCTTTACGGAAGGATTCCTTCTGTAAGCCCAACTTATCTTATGGTCATTACCTAGAAGTACCCATGCTGTATCAGAACCACCTGCGGCACTGCCTAAGTAATCCCAAACGACTACATTTAGTTGTCCACCTGTATATTCTTTCATGTTATTGACATTGGCGTCATTGTTTGCCGTGTCACTTCTATTAGTGCTCTTACATATGATAATAGCTTCTTTCTCCAATGCTGGGGGTACAAGAAGAGTTCTAGGGACAATTGATACCAATCCTCCTCTATCATCTAACTGTCCTCTCATTGCAAGTATTCCTGTCTCGAGGTTTGCCTCGGTTAGGGTTATACCTGTAGCACTTGCATTACTTTGTGCGGAACCACCGTCTGCCCTAGTGTGACTAATTGAGAACAAGGGTTTATCATCTCCGTAAGAAGTAAATGAAGTATCCTGACTATTATTAAACACGTCTGCTCCAAGTTTCTCTGCTTTCCTTACCAAAGCTCGAGAAGCGTACTTTGCTTTTGCGACTGCACCACTAAGGTCGTCCTCTAGTAACTCATAAGAAATTGGTAAAAGTTCACCATATTTCTTAGCTGTTAAAGTAGTGTTGTATGTGTGCATTATTGCATCCTCACCAAATTCTCCCATTTCGTCTACCTCTGGGATACTACCTAGACCAGCATAACCAGAAAATTCTTCTGAATTGGTTCTCATTGTCTCGGATTTGAAAATCGTCATGAGTTTCTTATCCAACATTGAGAAATCATCAGCCAAAACCTTTCTGATTCCTGGGTCTACTAAGTTTGCATTAGTAACAATTGAAGCAGGTGTTGAAACTGCTATATTTGCCATTTAATTAAACTATTAAAAATAAAATAAACGAGTTTTATAAACTAACTTAAAAAGCGTAGTTTAAAGCTCTCTTTCAGCTAATTCTCTTTCTGTGACATAGTATAAACCAATGCTAGTGTCTGTATCATAACCATAACCTTGTGGGTTATATCCTATACATCTCATATTAGCAATCGTATTACTAAAGGAACTGGTGTCTGCTTGCATAGCTCCTGTTCCACCAACAAAGTCTCCACAGAGACCTATATCAGTAACAACAAAAGTATCCCCATCGTTATCATTGTCCATAAGAACAATCATATCTGGGCTGATATCAACTTGAACATCATCTGTTCCAGTTATAGCAGCTTCTCTTGCAACACCTAAAATTCCTGCTCCAGCTGTTCCTACGACAATTTCTCCTGAGTCGTCGAATTTAACAAAATCGTTGGCAGCGAATGTGCCTCCTGCATTAAATTCAATATGAACTCTGTCAGCACCCGAAAGAGACTTAATCACTCTAACTCCGTACATAGTGATATTTCTCAAAATTTAAATATGTAGGTTTCCCTACAAGTTTTTTGCATATTCTTCTTCTGTTATACCAAAGAGTGTTGCCGCTTCTTTTTGTTCAGGTGTTAATTTTACTCCACCCGAAGAATTGGCTACTCCTCCTGAGGCTGCTCCTTCTACTGGGGATGCAGATTGTGCTTGTGCAATACCTTGTAATTTACCCTCTTCAATTAATTGCTTTGGGTCCATTATAAGTTTGTATGCGAATTCGTAAGCGTCCTCCATAGGGATTTTGTCTTCTACCATTCTTTTGGTTGCCGCTGCTCCTATAGCACTACGGTTAGCCTTAATAATAGCAGTCTCTCCCTCTTTAAGGTCAGGGTGGTTGTCTTCAAAACTAGTGAAGAATTCCTCCCTCTTCTGCGTTTCTTCTCGCATTTTTGCTTCAGCCCATTTTACAGCAGGATTAACACTCACACCATCAGTCTTAGACTGGGGCGTAGCTTGTATCTGCTCTAATGCGGACTCGTCTAGCACTCCCTGTTCGACCAGCTTTTTGTTAGCCGCTCTCATGAATTCAGAATCGCCTACAGCCGCATTATTAAGTGCGTCTAAGAGCTTTACCTTCCGAAGATACTCATTATTATCCTTCTCCAATTTACTGATTTTCCCTGACATACTCTTCTTTTCATTCTTCCATTTGGAATCAGGCGTATCAACCTTATCCTCACCAGATGCCTCTTTTACGTCAGCCTCACTGGTTGGCTGGGTATCGACTTCTTCATTAGCAACGTTCTCCTTTTCCACTATAGGCTCTGGAGAGGTTTCTTCAGTTGAAGCCACTTTCTTTTCTTCATCCATTATTTCTACTAAAAAATTTATTTACTTTTACTTATCTAAAGAGCGATTTTCTACTACTTAATGTTATTTTAATTACTCCTCGTTGTCAATATCTTCTTTGTCTCCACGACTTTTAAGTTCTTCTTCAGCACGTTTAACAGCGTCTAAAACAAAACTTAATCCTACGTTAGTACCACTCAGAAAGGTTAATTCTTTTATGTCTGTTGCTTCTAATGCACTAAAAGCTCTACGAGTCTTACTCTCAGAAGCTAGTTCGGAAAGTATCTTAAAAGCCTTTGTCTTACCAAACTTCCTTAAAACGTCTAACTCATCACCACTTAATCCTTGTACGTCTATTTTCTCTATCGACACGGTTTTAATATTCTTCATACTACTATTATTTAATTTATATACCTGCCTGTGCCATTGGTGGTCTACCTTGTCCTCCTTGTCCTCCTTGTCCACCCTGTCCTCCCTGAGGAGGTTGACCCATTGCCATTGGAGGCTGTCCTCCTGCTAGAGTCAGTCCTGGTGGCATTGGAACTTGTGGTGGCTGTGGTGGACTCGCTTGCTCTACTGCATTAGGGATTTCTAAAACCTTTGGCTTAGAGTCTGCCATCAAATGCTCTACCATTATATTAGCCCTTCTATCTAACTCTTTTAACTTCATTCCTATTTCAGTCTCCATTATATAAGGAATAATCTGAGGGTCTAAATCTTCAAACTGCTTTTCAATAAGCTTCTTTTCTTTATTAACTATAGCTAATTGTTTCACATGGACTGTTGTGTGTGCCTCTGGTTCTCCAGGAATCCCTGGAATGAACTCTCCCATAAGCATTTTCTTCCCTTGTGCTGTCGCTCTTTCTACTGAAATATCTTCGTCTTCTTGGGCTATTACGAGTAATTCTTGTGGAATTCCGTTAGTTTCTGCGTACCAACTGAGTGTTTTAGGACCGTCTACCCATCCGTATTGGTTTGCCATTACACTCTGTGGATTAGTAGGGTCTACAAAGAATGGTGCTAATTGGGCTATTGCAGCTTGAGACTTCTGCATTTCTATAGCTCTACTTTGCACTTCTACACTGTCTGGAGATACTTCTATATCCCAATCTCCGTTAATATTGAAGAAATCTGGTTTAATCTCTAAGTACGAATAACCACCCATACTCTTTGTAACTTCTAGTGTTTTAGGGTTAATCTCTATTTCAGTCAGTCTGACTCTCTTGTTTTTAGCAGTCTTTCCAGCAGCCCTAACTCGTGGTACTGGATAAAATTGGCTCATTAAAGAAATCACTTGTTTAGCACCTACACACAAGTCTTCTGTCCAACCGTCTATTAAAGCCGTGATTGAACCGTCCATTTGCTCTCGTGTAAGCATACTAGTAGTCGCTGATACATACTTTTGGTTAACACCCATTTGAACTGGGTCTATTTGAGTAGCTAAAACAGCGTCTCTATTTAATGCGTCAATACCTCTAAACATATCAAAACTCATGGTTGGATACTCTAGAGCTTGTGCGTCGTCTTGCTGGTTCACTGGTAACATAAGTCCTGGTTCTGCCGTTTGATAAGCCTTAGAGAACTCGTTGTAAATAGTCTTTTTCAATTTAAGGATTGGGTTTGCTGTTATATGCAACCTATCGTAAACCAAGTTCTTGAGTATCTCTTCTTCAGACTGTATGTTCATTAGTTTGTCTGGAATACCCATAGCGTAAAACTGGTGTAGTATCTTGTAAGCGTCTATTTTAATAAATGGTAATTGCTTGTGTTTATAAGGAAGTGGCATATCTTTAATCACGACATCATTAGCTATCACAACGTACCTGTCGTTAGCCTTGTTATAATAATGTAGTAATTCCACATAATCGTCGTTATCCACGTCTGTAGGAGGTTTAAAGAACTCAAAATCTTCTTTAGTATACTGAGAAGCTGGTCGTACCTTACTCACGTTCTTAGCTTCTGGGTCGTTTTGATACATGGCTTTAAACTGTGCTATGGAAGGCAACATTCTTCTTATAATCCACTGAGCTTCATAACTTGTACCATGAAGACTCCTCGCTGAAGGGTCTGTAAAAATCTCTTGTGTCTTAACTGGCTCAAACGCAATATCGTCATAATCGTAAATATACTCGTCCTTATAAACCTTCTTTTTAGACTTTAATCCTTCTTTTTCTTCGTCTGTCATCTTCGTAGTGTCTACCTGAGGCATTTGGACTTTTCTCTTTTTACGAAGATAGTAAATATGCAAGAAAGAACTCCCGTGGATTAAACCGTCTTCAAAAAGTTCCATTAGACGAGCCTTATAAGCTCTTCTTTGGAATAAATTGTTTAGTAGTTCTTGGACTACATACGCTTTTCTCTTCTCCTTAGGGTCTTTTATATCGTCAGGACGTACAGTAAACTGTATGTTTAATTTCCTGAGCTTCTGCATAGTAGCACTTATTCTCCCACTCGACATGGGGGACTTTACATTAGACTCGAAACTGTCTTGGGCAAGTGGTTCTCTGTATCCTATATTAATTTTCTCTTGTTTATCCCACCTCTCACACATAGGCTCTCCATGATAGCTGTCTTTTTGTATAGCGTTCTTTGCAGCATCAAAATTATCACGTACTTGTTTAATTATAACAGCTTCTTCACCCGTATAACGTTTCTTAGGAAGACTCTTTTCCATTGTATTAAGTTATTATTTTATTGTTCAAGAATAATCTCATCAAGGTCTTTACTATACCTTGGCATGAAAGTTCTCTCAAGAAATACACCAGAACTGTCGGAAATTATTTTTCCGTACTTCAATTGCTCAACAACTTTAATTCCTTCTATTGGAGTCCTAACTCGAACTACTTGGACTTCTCCGTTTTTTACTTCCATTGTACGATACTCGTACTTCTCTTCCATATCTCTAAACCACTTGTAAAAAGCAGATGGCATACTATCAGTTGAAATTGGTATTCCTATACTTATTCTTCCACTCATTTTCTCGTATGACTTAATTTATGTCCTTGAAGTTGCTTTTTGGTGTCGAATTCTTTTTCACACACTTCACAAACGAACTTCTCTGTTTCCTCTTTAATTTCTATAGGTTCTTCTTGGAAATATTCTATATCATTTCCACCAACTTGCAAAGAGGACAAACCTTTCTTACTTCCCTTTTCTTCACTACCTTCTATTAGGTCAAAACTCATGAATCCAAGTGGGTCTAGTTTCTTTCCTTCCCTATCCTTCCTGTCCTTATACTCAAACCTAGTAGCTAGATTGTCTTTAGCTCTTTTATCAATAACTTTCTTTTCTCCAATTTTAAGAACAAACACAGACTTAAGACCCTGAGTAACTGGGTCGCCGACTAGATTAATCCTTTCTGAAACCATGAACTTCTTAACATACTCTCCCTTAAACAGATTCTTAGACTTCCCTGCTCCAGCCCCAGCTCTTTCCTGCTGTTTCTCGAAGTACTCGTCGAACTCGCTCCTTAACTTATCCCCGATTAGCTCGTAGTCCCAATCCGTTATAAACGGTTCGACACTTGTGTAGTTATCGGCTAGATAGACATGATATTTATTCATTCTACTTAAATAAAAATTTAATTATAACCAGACTTCGGAACGTAACCTCTTTTTTTTATCTCTACTGAAGCACTACTCTCAAATCGTGAAGGCACTCTATCAAGTGACATAATGGTATAACGTGCATCGTCACATGCGTGGTCTTCTTGTTTTGTATTCAAATCTTCTACCTTACTCGCCACACCAGACCGAGATTGATAGTATATCATCTCTGGTATAGTCCTTATTATATTGCCACAACTTCTGAAAAATTTCAAGATAGGCTCTTCATACGGTTTATGAGATAAGTAACTTTTCAAGAGTCTCCACCCTTCTTGTCTATTATTATTACCCAGTTCTATATTACCAACTTGGAATCCAAAGCCCATATTTTCAAGTACTTCTATGCTAGAAATACTCGTATGGCTATTAGCAGTCTTCATGGAAGGGTCTACAACGAGTTTATAAACACGTCCCCACATATTATTCTCTTTTAATTCTCTACGTATGTTTTCAGCCGCCTGAGCCAAGTTTTCCCCTGCTTTATAGTATTCCCAAATGCACCATATGTGCTGGTCGTTGTCTATGGCGTAGATATGAACGCTCCTTGGGGCTTTTGTACCGTCGTCCCAGCCCATAATCAATTGCCAATTCTCTGGAATGTCGAAATCGTCTACAATATGCCTTACTGGACTCCATTCGCTAAAGAACATGCCTTCATAAATGTCCCAGTTTCCTTCTAGGAGGGCTTTTCTCTCCTTTTCTGGCAACATTTCAAGATTCTCTATATAGTCTGGGTTGTTTTCCATTATATACGGGTTCTCAAGTACCCCTGCTGGTATGAAATCGTACTGTTTTGGCTTATACTTATCGTCTTGGCAGTTTTTATCCACCCAGCGTTCCTTAACCCACTTATGTCCTTTACCTCCTGGATTAGTAGCACCGAAGAACTTCGTGTTAATAGGCTTGCTAGTCCTTAAACGTGTCATTAAATAGGTCCATTGGTACTTACTGAAGTGTGTTAACTCGTCGGCAGCCACCCAATCCCACTCCCTAGACTGGTATCTAGTAACGTCTCCATCGCTCTCAGAATAACAGAACTCTATAATACTGCCGTTTTTAAGCGTTAGAATATGCTGCGACTGGTTGTACTTGTAAAACCAAGTAGGTAGCATATTAAGCATACCTCTTATAATAGTAGCTTCCAGCTCAGGGTAACTTCTCCTGAAAATAGCCCCCACGAGAGGAAACTCGTATTTTATACTACGCATTATAGACTCTCCCATGATACCCATAGTTTTACCACCTCCAGCTGAGCCACCAAATAACCTGAACTTGGCTGGCGACATATGGAATTTCCTCTGCTGTGGTAACGGGTCGTAAATGACCTTACCGTCTATAATAATCTTTAAGTCGTCGACTGCTATTTTATGATTTGCCAATTAGTCCTCCTTTAAGTCTTTTAATAAACTTCTGCTTTTGGTCTGTTAATTCGTCTGCACTAATACCGTCTAAACCGTATAATTTTATGTTCTTGCTTGCCGTCTCATGTTCTTCTTTAAGTTTTTCATTAGCGTGGGTGTTATAGCAGTCCATACAGAGTCTAAACCTGCCCTTGGGCGTTTCTAGTATGACCGTACGTCTTCTTTCAAATACCCTAGAGCATCTATAACACTGCATTTTATCAGAGAAGTTTTTCACTACATTTATCGCATAAAATTAAAGTCTGCCACTTGAAATGCTCGTCCTGAAACTCTATTATGTTCTGGGTATTCTCCTTACAGTTTTCGCATACCTTCCACTCCCCACCAGGTCGCACTACAAGGGCTATTAGTCTACCATTATGAGTAATCTCAAACGGCAACGCAGTCTGAAACAACGTTGGCTTACGCACTACTTCTGTTACTGTGTATACTCTTTTTTTTCCCATTAGTCTGCTACTGTTGCACCTACATTAGCTATTAACACCTGCACTCCCTTATCAGGCTCACTCATACCAGTTATTCGAGCCGCTAAATCAATCGCTTTGTTTTTTGCACTCAGGTTATCGTCTTGCTTGAGTACTTTCATAAGTTCCATTTCAATCTCGTTGCGGTTAATGCCGACCAGTCTGTTAAACAAGGCAGGGTCTATACTACGCAATATAGTGGCTTCAGGACGCTTCACTTTCCAGTCTGGGTATCCAGCCCAACGTGCAGCGGCACTTAAATCCACTTTCTCACCTATCTTTAACCCTTCGCTGATTTTACGCAGTATCTTGTACTGCTTAGGCTCCACCTTCTCTATGTCTAATTCCTTTTCTAGCTTACGACACTCCCTTGATATGCTCTTGTCGTCCCACGTTGTAAGCCCCTGAGACTTCTTGTAAGCGTGTATTTTAGGAAGTAGTCCAGGGTTCTCTATCCTCTTTAACGTCCCTATATACCCCTTGTCCTCACCCACCTTACCCACTTTATCTGAAAATTCCTTTATCACATTTACTACTGCCGATAAATTTAATGAATCCGTAAAACTCTAAAAAACACGTCTTGTCGGAAATACCTACAAACTCCTTTTTGACATTCCCACTGTAATCTACGTAATCATACGTTCTCCTACTGGGCTTGTAAAGAAATAACCTGTAGGGTCTTGGCTTGGTTACTCGGTATTTTATCATTTCCTTGCCCGACATTATCCTGTCTTGCTGTGTGGCAAATTCTCTCATCACCTTGTAATGCCATTGTGTAAGCACTGGGCAATTGCTTAATTTATATCAAACTTATATCAAAACCTCCTTACTAAAAATCCGTCCATACTCAATCTCTTGAATTGTGCGTCCCACTCATAACCCTCCTCCTTTACCAACTTCTTCACCCTTAACCAATTCTCTGGCTCACTTATTCTTAAAGCCTCCTCTATCTCTTCTTCTAGTGTACGTACAATCTTCTCTGTACTCACAATTTTATCCCCTCCTAACACCCTTTTCTTCTTCGTACGTACAATTAAAGGCTCCCTTTTTACGGGCTTAGATACGGGGGTTGCTATAATGTCTCCCTGTACGTACAAGTCCACCGCGGCTATTATTAACGCAGTCAAACTGGCGTTCTCTAATTTCGCCCTAGATAACCACTCTTTTTTGCTCTTTTCACTCAATCTTATGTTTATTCTTCCCATTCACCTATCTTATCACCCGTACGTACAACTTGTCAAATATCTGTACGTATGTCCCTCTCTTACTTCCTGTACGTACAAGTGTGTATGGTTTAATATTACTGTATTTTGGGGGCGTGGGGACCCCCCTCTATTATCTTTTAGTAACGGCGTTTATGCCCCCCCTACCCCCTTCGGGTTCACCCCTAGACCCACCCACAAGCCCCACACGGCACGGCGGGGCGTTGTTGAGCTGTATCCTTGTTACATAAGGCTTTTAAGGTAGCAGGTATCTCTTAGCGAATGGCTAAAAGCTCCAGTTTCAGCCCTGTTTTATCTCTTGAGTGTCCTTTAAAGCCTGTTGGTAAAGGATTTGATGGGGTTACCGTGCCTAGCCGTGCCTAGCCGTGCCTAGCCGTGCCTAGCCGTGCCGTGTTGAGCCTTGCCGTGCTGACCAGCCGTTCAGACCCTTAGTATATCTTTATAAGTAAAGGGTAATTAGGTAGTAGGTACTTAATGGGGAAAAGTAGAAACCGTGCCAAACTACCTT